GCCCGCATCGACGAAGATCGGATGTGGTGAAGAAGTGTAAAGATGAAAGATCAAAGTTTGAAGCGGGAGATTCTCTGCACTTAACACTTTCAACTTTGATCTTAACACTCCGAGGAGGCTCTATGCAGTGGTGGCAGAAGATTTTGACCGGCGAAGACCGGGCCGCGGTCCAGCCGGTGCCGGTGGGCCGGGAGGACGATGGGCTGCGGGCGCGGCCTGCGGGCGGAAACCTCGACCCGTCGTGGGGCGAGCACTATCAGGAATTGGTGGATGCGCGGGAGGCGTGGCGCAGGCATCCCCTGGCGCGGCGGCTGATTGGGCTGACCACCTCCTACACCGTGGGCAGCGGGATCACGCTCCACAGCAGCGACCCGGCGCTGAACACGTTTATCCAGCAGTTTTGGGCTGCAAACCAATTGGCCCAACGCATCGACGAGTGGAGCGACGAACTGGCACGCAGCGGCGAACTCTTTCCGGTGCTCTTTGTGGAGGAGGAGGGCGTCACCGTCCGCACGGTGGCCGCGCTGCGGATCGAAGCGGTGGAGGTGGACCCGGACGACTATGAGTGGGAACTGCGCTATCGGGAGAGCGCGCCGGTGGGTGCGCCGGAACGCTGGTGGCTCTCCCCGCAGCACCCTGACGTGGAGTTCGGCACGCCGGTCATGCTCCACTATGCGGTCAACCGGCCCACGGGTGCAGTGCGCGGAGAAAGCGACCTGGCCCCCATTCTGCCCTGGCTGCGGCGCTATGCCCGCTGGCTGGAGGACCGGGTGCGGCTCAACGCGGCCATGCGCACCTTTCTCTGGATCATCCACGCCCCGGCGCGGCTGCGGACGACGCTGGAAGAACGCTACCGGATGGCCCCCGAACCGGGGTCGGTGATCATCGCGGAGCAGGATGCGGAAAGCTGGACCGCGGTTACGCCCAACCTGCATGCCGCGGACGCGGAGAAGGACGGCCGCGCGCTGCGCTGGATGATCGCCGCGGGTGGGCCGGGGACTGCGCTCATCGACCTGGGCGAAGGTGAAGATGCCAACCTGGCGACCGGGCAGGCGATGGCCGAGCAGCGCCGGCGGTTTTTGCGCCGCCGCCAGAGCTATCTGGTCTGGATGATCACCGACCTGGCGCTGCACGCGTACTTGGCCGGAGCCGGCCTGCCCCGGTCGCGCTACGCCGGACTGGTCGCGACGATCACCGCCAACGCACCGGACATCAGCCCGGAGGACAACCAGGCGCTGGCCGCGGCTGCACACCAACTCACCGGCGCGCTCCAAACCCTGGCCGCGATCACCAGCCCTGCGGGCACACCCGGCCCGGCCTTTCGCAAGCTGGCGCTGCGTCTCTTTGCCAAGTTTGCGGGCGAAGTCTTGGGCGAGCAGGAGAGCGCCGCGATTCTGACCGAAGCCACCCTTGTCACCGAACACCCCTAGGAGGAATGTATGCTTGCCCAACTGCCCAAGCTGCGCCGCGGCGCGATGACCAGTACCCCCATGCGGCTGGCGGTCGCCGCACCCGCCGCGCGGCCCGCGCTCAGCACGTCACCGGCTGCGCCGCCGCTGGAGTTTGACGCCGTGGTCTTTCGCCACGGCCCCAACCGCAACCATGTGCGCTTTCGCACCGAGGATTTGGCTGCGTTTGCCGCGAGTTTTGCCGGGCTGCCCTTTCTGCGCAACCACGCGGTGGAGGATGTGGGCGCACGCGACGGGACGGTCGTCGCCAGCGCACTGGTGGGCGACGCGTTTCACCAGCACATCCGCCTGACCACGGATCGCGGGGTGCGGGATTTTCAGGCGGGCATCCTCGACCGCTTTTCCATCGGCTGGTTCTATGCCGGAGTGGAGTGTTCCATCTGCGGGCGGGACTGGTTCGGGTGCGGCCATTGGCCGGGCCGGCGCTATCCCACCGGACACCAAGATAAAGGAGATGAGACGGGACAACATTGCGAGTTGATCTTTGTCGAGCCGGTGGGCAAGGAAACCAGCGCAGTCAATGCGCCTGCCGTCCCCGGCACCCATGTGGTCGAACAGCTTTGTATGCTCAAGGAGACTCAAATGAGCCACGTGATCTATTTGCCCAACGGCGGCGTCCATGCCGTCAGCCCCACTGCGACGCTGGGTCAGGCTGCGGTGAACCCCGCACCGGATGAAGTGGCGGCGCAGGTGGAGGCGCTGCAAACCGCACTGTTGGACCAGCGGGAAGCCCTGTTGACCGCAAGCGGGCTGAGTGCCGCCGGACAGGAGATGGTACGGCTGGCGCTGGCACACATCGACAGCGGCCGCGACGCCACCTATGCTGCGCAGCTGATCGAACAGCAGCGCCGGGTCGAGGCGACTGCCGCCCGCCGCGCGGCCAACCCTGCCCCGCGCGGGGTCCAGGGCATCCGCCCGATCACGGCAGGGGATATGTCCACGCCTGAGGACCGGATGCAGGCCGCGCTCAACTGGCTGCTGGGGGCGCGCTATGAGCCGGTCCCGCCGCCTGCGCTGCGCAGCCTCCGCGAGGTCTATCACGCGATCACCGGCGACTACAACTGGTATGGGGTCTTTAACCCGGAGTGGAGCCAGTTGAGCGCGGCCAGCACCACGACGCTGGCCGGGATGGTGGTCAACGCGCTCAACAAGGTGGTGCGCCAACACTATGACAACCTGGCGACCTACCGCTGGTATGAGCCACTGGTCGAGGTCGTACCCCACGACGGCAGCACCCATGCCGTGCAGCTGATCATGGTCGACGGGCTGAACAACTTGCCCAGTGTGGGCGAAGGCGCGGCCTATACCGAGGTGCTGGTGGGCGACAGCAAGGAGTCCTTTGCCTTTACCAAGCGCGGCCACTATGTGGGCATCACCCTGGAAGCCATCCGCCGGGGCAATCTGCAACGCATCCAGGCGATCCCGCGGGAACTGGTCAAGTCGGCCATCCGCGCCCGCTCCGCGGCGATTGCCGGGTTGTTTACCGCCAACAGCGGCGTGGGACCCACGCTGGCGGACGACAGCACCGCGCTGTTTCATGCCAACCACGCCAACCTGGACACCACGGCCTTTAGTGCGGCGGCCTGGGGTGCGGCGCGGCAGCGCATCTGGAACCAGACCGTGCCGGGGACGAGCAGCCCGCTCGGGCTGTGGCCCACCTTCTGTCTGGTGCCTATCGAACTCTATGACGGCGCGCTGGAGGTCTTTGGCTATGGCAGCGGCGATGTGGGCAAGCCCAACAGCGGCGGCACGGCCCAGTCGCCCAACCCCTATGGGCTGAGCCGAGTGGGTGACCCGCGGCCCGTGCCGGTGGCGGTGCCCGACTGGACCGATGCGACTGACTGGGCCTATCTGGTCGACCCGCGGCTGCATCCGGTGATCCACATGGCCTATGCCAACGCTCCGCAGGGTGGCGACCACCCGCTGCCGGAGATCTTCGAGGCCACGGGCGAGACGAACGGGCTGATGTTCACCAACGACACGCTGCCGGTCAAGATTCGCGACTGGTGGGGCTATGGGGTGAGCAGCTATGTCGGAGTCGGGAAGAATAACGTGGCAGGCAGCTAACGCTGCCAGTTTGAAGTGGGAAAGTGTTAAGTGTAAAGGGGTAGACCTTGCTGCGTGGACTGACCACCAACCGAGAGGGATTTCTCCTCGCTGCGCTCGTCGAAATGACAGTGGGGCTCGACCTGGGATCGTGCTGCTTGGCTCCTCACTTAACACTTTGATCTTTGATCTTGACACTCCTTCAGAAAGCGAGACTTCTATGAGCAACTTGATCGCCTTTACCTTCAGCAGCCAGGCCCAGGCCGCGGCCAATGGGGTGCATACGCTCTATGCGCCGCTGGGGCTGACCCTCGTGGGCGTGACGCTGACTGCCGAAGCCTTCACCGGCACCCCCACCGGCTTTAATGTGGACATCCAGGACGACGACGCGGATGTGATCACCGCGATTGCCGCAAACACCGCGGGCACGTCGGGCAAGTGGTTGAGCAGCCACCTGGGCGGGAGCAACACCCCGGTGGTGGTGGCGGCGGGCAGTGAGATCGAGGTTGACGTCAACTTTTCCGGCGGGACCACGCCGACCGCGGACTATGACGTGACGCTCTGGTGCTTGGCGGGCACCGTCTAGGCAGCTTTGGGCAGGCTCCGCAGGATTCATGCACGCGGAGCCTGCCCCTGGATGTTATCGCTACCCATGCGCGACTCAGACGAACTCCTGCCCTCGGGCGCGACGGTGATCGCCGCAGACCGGCTGGCGCTCCTCTACCCCGACATGGGATCGGTGCGCCGGGTGCTGGCGCTGGCGCGGGTCGATGGCCGGCGGGTCGCCATCGACGGGCACGCGGCCAATACCTGGTGGGCCGCCGCGCTGGAAGCGACGCGACAGGGGCGGCTGGCTGCGCTGGTCGCGGTGGCGTTGGAGGAATATCCCGGCGATCCGTGGCTGCAAGCCCTCTATGGGCAGGTCGCGGCCGACAAGACAGAGGTTTGAACTTTTCCGAAGAAGGAGTGTTGCCCATGAGCAATTTAGCCACCTACCGCACTGAACTCCAGGCCCTGTTGGCGACCGCGGTCGACAGCAGCAGTTGGCCCAATGCTCTGCTCGACCAGGCACTGCGGCTCGGGCTGGCGGACACCGACGCGCAGTTGGTCTATGAGGAGTCGTGTGTGGTGTCTGCCGGAGGCTATCACCAGGACATGAGCGCGGTGCCGGGGCTGCGTGCCGTGCTGGCGCTGGCCTATCCGTGGCAGGAAGGAGACCGCTTTGGGCTGCAGCTGACCGCGTGGCGGTGGGCCGGGCCGCGGCAGGTCGTGCTGGCCCATGCCGCACCCCAGGCAGGCGAGACAATCCGGGTGCGCTTTGCCAAGAACCACACGATTGCAGACCTGGACGGTGCGGCAACCACCACGGTGCCCGACCATGCCCGGGCGATGGTGCTGGTTGCGGCCGCGGCTTGGGCGTGTGACCTGCGCCGCCGCCAGCTCAGCGAGAACCCGGCCCTGCCCGAACGTGCCGCGCCACTGCTGGCCGAGGTGAGTGCGACCTTCCATCTACAGTGGGAGCGCCAGCTTCACCACCTGGCACCGATCGGTGCGCTCTATTGGGGTGCGGTGGGGTTGAATTAAGAGAAGATCAAAGAG